CCGGTCTTCTGGAGGGTCTCGGTTCCGATGATTCTAAAAACGGTATGGCTCGATTGCTTGAAAATCAGGCAAAAGAGCTTCTCCGTGAGTCCAGTTCCATGGCCGCAGGCGGGGATGTTGAGGGCTTTGCAGCCGTCGCGTTCCCACTCGTCCGTCGTGTATTCGGCTCCTTGATCGCTAACGAACTTGTTAGTGTTCAGCCGATGAGTCTCCCCTCGGGACTTATCTTCTTCCTCGACTTCACCTATGGTGGTGTTGTAGAGGATACGACAACCGCTCGACTCGGATTCGAGGTTGGTAAATCAGTGTATGGTGGCGACGTTGTCGGTGCCCAGATCACTGGTGGTGTTGATCTAAGTGGTCACGATGGCGAAGATGCTGGTGGTGTGTATAACTTACGCAACGGCTACTCTTCTCCAACGGGATCGGCTGCGACAAGCCCCGCCTGCGACATCTCTGGTAACATTGATGGCGGCGGCGCTGTTGGTGACAACGCTCTCTCCAATGGCTGGACCTCAGCTATCGGCGGTGGCGGACTCACCGCACAGTACATCAGTGCTCAGATGCTGAAGTATGATCCTGATCTTACTTCGGGCTCTAGCTTTGCTGTTTTAACACAGGACCTTTCGTCCACACAGTTCAACTATGATGACCTTGTTGGCATCGATGCTCAGTGGACCACAGCGCTCAACCCTGACAATGACATTCAGATTATTCGTCGACTGTCTTCATTAAGTAAGTCCTCTGATCTGTCGACCACATCTGATGGTATCGTCCGTATCGTCGCTGTTGGTACTGGTTCGGCCGCACAGGTCGGCGCAGCACTTAATGCTGCAACGCTGACGTATCCCATCGTGGACAACTTCGGTGGCAACACTACAGGTAACCCAATTGGTGCGGTTCTGCCGGCTACCACGTGGGGACTTGAAGGTGCTGATAACATCCCCGAGATCGACATCAAGGTCGATTCCGTGGCTGTCACTGCAATGACCAAGAAGCTCAAGGCCAAGTGGACCCCAGAGTTAGGACAGGATCTTAACGCTTACCACAACCTTGACGCTGAGGTTGAGCTGACTCAGATTCTTTCTGAGCAGATTGCTCTTGAGATTGATCAGGAGATCCTTGAGGACCTCGTTAAGGGTTCGACGGCCGGAGTTCGCTTCTGGTCTCGCAACCCCGGCGATTTCCTTAATCGTACGACTGGCGCTGCCAACTCTTCGCCTGAGTTCACCGGTAACGTGTCTGAGTGGTATGAGACCCTCGTTGAGACTATCAACGATGTCTCCGCTCTGATTCACCGTAAGACTCTGCGTGGTGCTGCTAACTTTGTGGTGTGTTCACCTGAAGTTGCTAACTTGCTTGAGTTCACTGCTGGCTTCCGTGCCAACGTGACTGCTGATAGCGATCGTGGTGACATCGGTGCTGTTAAGGTCGGTTCGCTTTCGAAGAAGTTCGACGTTATGGTCGATCCTTACTTCCCGCGTAACATCATTTTGGTGGGACGTCGTGGTAGTAGTTTCCTCGAGAGTGGTTATGTGTATGCACCCTATGTGCCGCTGCAGACCACACCTACGATCTTCGGTGTTGAAGATTTCGTGCCCCGTAAGGGAGTCATGACTCGATACGCCAAGAAGATGGTTCGCCCGGATATGTATGGCTTAGTTGTCGTTAAGGCTCTGAACGAATAATATAACTGACGTAGGTTAAATTAATGAAAGCCCCGTCTCTTTTGAGGCGGGGCTTTCTATTTAGTAATGGACTAATCGAGGACCTCTTTAATGGCTATACCCAAACTTAACCCCGCATCTACTTCAAACTCTAACGTGTTGCCTGTCACGGGCAGTACAGACAACGTTGTCGCAACGCTACCGTTTGGAATCTATGCCGCATCTACTGCGTTTGTATCCGGCGCCGCAGACCAGGTATCCTATACTTACAAAAAGCTGGGAGGAGATGTCCTCGATATTGAAATGACTGAAGGGAATGTGTATGCGGCCTATGAAGAAGCGGTCTTAGAGTATTCCTATTTGGTAAATCTACATCAAACCAAAAACTCTCTTTCGAACTACCTTGGAGCAGCAACTGCATCGTTCGATCAGGACGGACAGATTATTTCCGGAGACTCACTATCCGGATCCAATGTTGAATTGAAGTATCCTAGGTTTAATTATGGGTACGTCCGTCGTATCTCAGAAGGACTGGCAACGGAAGCTGGATTCGGTGGGCTCACTCCCATTTACTCAGCCTCTATCAAGACAAACGCCGGCACCCAAGATTATGATCTACAGACTTTAATTTCTGGATCCTCCGCCCTTAGTGCTTCAGTTCCTTATTATGGAAAAGTAAAGGATAAAAGGGTAATCATTCGCAAAGTGTTCTTTAGGACACCACGCGCCATGTGGAGATTCTATGGATATTACGGAGGATTCTCCGTTGTTGGAAATATGAGGACTTACGGACAGTATGCAGATGATTCTACGTTCGAGATAATCCCAACATGGCAGAATAAGGCACAGGCCATGGCTTATGAGGATGCCTTATATACGCGCATTTCTCACTATTCTTATGAGATTAAAGACAACTGGCTAAGGATATTCCCAAACCCGGACTCCACAAGTCCCAGGAATTTTTGGATACAGTTTAGTATTGATCAAGAATACGAACCGTGGCAGGAAACCGGCCGCGGCTCAGATGGTGTTTCCGGCATCAATAACCTTAATACAGTACCTTTTAGTAATTTACCGTATGAGAGCATCAACTCTATTGGAAAGCAGTGGATCCGGCGCTTTGGACTAGCGTTAGCTAAGGAGATGCTCGGCCAGATCCGCGGAAAGTTTAGTACCGTTCCTATTCCCGGCGAAAGCGTAACTTTAAATGGGACAGAACTATTAAGCCAGGCCGCCGCCGAACAATCTTCTCTACGTGATGAATTGAAGGCAATACTGGATGAAATAACCTATGACAAGCTGGCAATTACTGACTCCTCTATGCAGGATGCAGCCGAAAAAGTGCTGGTCAATGTTCCCGCCGGCATTTACGTAGGATAGGAAGGGCTCATGTCACGCAGTAAACGTACACAAGCTCAAATTCAAGACAAGAAGGCTCAGGAGTATGATTATGTTGGGAATAAAGAAGTTGCGTCCCACTTGCATGAAATCGAATTGGCTGAGTCGACGTTGGAAACCATTGATGGAGCAATGCTTAACTTTATTAATGAAGATCTTGATCTTTCTGTCTCTCGAAATGATGGATTCGAAAAGGTCCCGGTCTTGTGGGTGAGCGCAGAGCGCGCCTATCAAATTAAACACAACAAAGATCTGAGAGACAGAGAAGAAACACTTGTCCTTCCATTAATTACTATAAATCGGTCTTCGGTTGTTAAAGAACCAGACTTTAGGGGGACAGCCTGGGCGAATATCTACCCTCAACCTGATGCAGCCGGCGGAACTATCACTCTAGCACGCACCATCAATCAAAAGAAGACGGCCGAATTTCAAAATGCGTATGCTAATCGAAAATACGGCACCGAAGGCAACGTCACAAGTAAAATGAAAAACTCCAATAAACGAAACATGTCGACTCAACGCGTTGTATATGAAACTATCACGATGCCGCTACCAGTATGGGTGAAAGTTACTTATGAAATCTCTTTACGCACCGAGTACCAGCAGCAGATGAACACTCTCATCACCCCCTTCTTTACTATTGCTGGCAACTCAAGGATGCCCAAGCGAATTGAAAATGAGGGGCATGCCTATGAGGTCTTCATTGATGGGAGCTTCAGTGATAATGCCAATAAAACCGATCTCGGGATGGCACAGCGCAACTATGAGACCATTATTACCGTAGAGGTCTTAGGATACCTAGTGTCCGCCGGGGAAAATCAGGAAAAACCGAAGATTGTCCGAAGGCAAAACCCCGTCGAATTTAAATTTTCCCGTGAAAGGACAATCGTGGGCGATATACCCCGTAATATTAAAGATGGATTTTTTAAACAATAGTTCTGTTAGGATAGTTTCAGACTATTTAACTTTGAAGAATTAGTTACTTGTGAGGAGACCGTAACACATGTCAGTAAAAAAATATAGGTTCGTATCACCCGGCGTTTTTGTCAACGAGATTGACAACACCCAGATCCCGGCGTCGCCAGCAGGAATGGGACCTCTGCTCATCGGCCGCGCCGAAAAAGGCCCTGCGCTGCGCCCCGTTACCGTAAACTCTTTCGAAGAATTCGTACAGATCTTTGGTACTCCGGCCCCCGGCGGCATCGCCTCCGGACGTGCCGGCGATGTATGGAGAAAAGGCAACGATAAGACCGCAGCCACTTATGGTATGTACGCGGCCCAGGCATATCTCAGAAACAGCTCCCCCATAACGTACATCCGTCTCCTTGGAGCACAGACCACCGCCGACGGCGGACCCGTTGCAGCCAGCGATGGTGAAGCCGGCTGGAACATGAACGCAGCATATGGACTTGTTGTATTTAATAGTGCTTCTAATAATCAGATCACGGGAGCGCTAGCCGCTATTTTCTATACCGACTCTGGTACCACTATCAACTTGAGTGGAAACCTTCAGACTAATCAAGGCGAGTCCGCATCCGGCCCCAGCGGCTCGAGCTATCGTTTCCAGGGCCCCAATGGCGTCGTGGGTAACGTCAACACCGCGAATCAATTTAAGATGGTAATTGAGAACTATAAGGGTACGTCCGATCTTACCACCACCTTTAACTTTACTGACACCGATTCGCGGTACATTCGTAAAGTATTCAACACCAACCCACAGATGACTAATTCGAGCCTCATGGGATCTGGTGAAACAAAGCTTAATTACTTCTTGGGTGAAACATTCGACCGGCATCTTAAGTCTAACATCACAAATGGTACAATGGCCGCGGTTGTGAGGCTTTACAACACAGGCTCTTCACTAGCCGGCTCCGACTTCAATGGTGGTCTAAATGGAGCACAGACACCCCCCATCATTAGTTGCCGCCTCGACCCAACCGACGAGCCGGTCGACCTCTTCACGGTTCATGCTCTCGAAGAGCCGGGCGACTGGACCAACCGAAACCTTAAGATCTCCATTCAGGATATCAAGCGTCCCGGGAACGACCAGGACGATTATGGAACCTTTTCGCTTGTTGTACGACAGCTAAACGATTCAGACAACGTTGTCCGGGTTATCGAGCAGTGGAATCAGTGCGATCTCAATCCTGAGTCGGCCAACTATGTTGCTCGCCGCGTCGGTGATATGTACCGCGAGTGGAACGAGGTTGAGCGCCGATACATTCAGCGTGGTAACTACCCTAGCAACTCTAACTACATTCGTATCCAGGCTGCAAGCATGGTTGATGGTGGATTGGCGAATGCGTCCCTTCTTCCCTTCGGCTTCCGCGGAATGGTCAAGTACGACGACGAAGAGATTAACGGGGCCCGCGGGACTCCTTATTCGACGGGCATGCAACAGGGGAATTGGGTTTCCTCTTCGATCTCCGAGCCGTCGATGGCGGCCATTACGGCTTTCTTCCCTCAAACGTCGGTGTACGTTCCCTTCATACTGGGCGACTCGCCCACCTCCGCCTCTGTTCTTTACCCTGCCCCCGAATTGCGCATCAGCGCATCGAGCGGAGACCTGAGCCATAACACTGACGCATTTTTCGGTTTCCAGACCTCTCAAGGCGCCGGAAGTACAGTTTTTGATCATTCGTCAATTGACCTGTGCCGTCCCCGCGGTGGCGAGATTGGGTCTATGTTCGCGACCGGAGATCAGATGGAACGTTCCGTAATGTTCAGTCTTGACGATGTTTGTGGCAATACCAATGGACTTGGCAACGGCGTCTGGATAAGTGGTTCCCACTCCTCCGCAAGCGCCGCCGCCAGCTTTACGTACCTCAGTGGTGCAGTAAGTGGTGTCCTCGACGCTGGCTTCGATCGTTTCACCGTTCCAATGTACGGCGGCTTCGACGGAGTGAACATTACAGAAATGGATCCGTTCAACAGCAGCACACGCGCCGCATGCATACCCACTACTGCTACTAACCTGACGAGTTACTCTTTCAACACATATAACCGTGTTATTGATGCGATCTCCGACCCTGAGGTTGTTGAAATGAATTTAGCGGCAGCTCCAGGACTTACAAATAGTGGACTTACCACAAAGCTCGTGCGCACTTGCGAAGATCGAGCCGACGCCCTAGCCGTTATTGATCTGCCCTTTGGTTATACACCCCGCGAAAGTTCTGTGGTTAGCAATCCCCGACAGAACACTGAAAGCACCATCCGAAACAACATTAATNATTTGCGGAATCGATCCCTGAATTCTTCTTACGGTTGTACTTTCTATCCATGGGTTCGAGCACGAGACACCATTAACGGTACTTTCGTGTGGGTCCCCCCGTCAGTCGCTGCAATTGGTACATTCTCCAGCTCGCAGCGCAAGACACAGGTTTGGTTTGCACCGGCCGGCTTCAACCGCGGCGGACTTTCTGAAGGCTCCGCCGGTATCCCGATTACGGATGTAGCCCACGCACTGCGACGCAAGGATCGCGACGATCTCTACGCGGCAAACATTAACCCGATTGCCAAGTTCCCTGCAGAGGGTATCGTGATCTTCGGACAGAAGACACTTCAGACTACCCCATCTGCACTGGACCGTATTAATGTTCGACGCCTTATGATCTTCGTGAAGAAGCGCATTTCGCAGATGGCTGCTACAATCTTGTTTGATCCGAACGTTCAAGTCACATGGTCTCGCTTCCTGAGTATGGTTAGACCTTTCTTGTCGAACGTGAAGTCCAACTTCGGTCTTTCGGACTACAAAGTTATCTTGGATGAGACCACTACAACTGCGGAACTGGTTGATCGAAACATCATGTATGCGCAGATTTTCTTGAAGCCGACAAGGGCCATTGAGTTCATCGCGATTGACTTTAATATCACGAGAACGGGCGCGTCGTTCGACGATTAGGAAATAAAAAATTAATCTAGGAGGTTTGTTCCTCCTAGACTATATAATATAAGGTTTAAAAGGAGACTTAATATCATGACATTTTGGAGTCAAGCATCATCGGAGCCGAAAAGACAACATAGATTTTTGCTGGAGTTGCCGCTGCTCGGCGCCGACAATAACACCCCCACGAGCAGAGTTTATCAACGCTATCTAGCAAAGACTGTCAGTAAACCTTCATACACCATAGGGGCGACAGAACACAAGTTCCTTGGTAATACATACCACTACCCGGGCGCCGTTACATGGGACGAAGTATCCTGCACGATTGTTAACGCTGTCGATCCGAACGGTGATGCAATGTTGTATAAAGCTCTTTATCAGTCCGGTTACTATGATCCGCAGGATCAGGAGGCCTTCTTCAACTCCTCGCCTACAGGGAAACCCGGTACTCCTAATAAGGCAAACGCCCTGGCGACCCTTGGTGAAGTAAAGATTATTGAACTTAATGGTGCTGGGTATGCAATTGATGAATGGCAGCTGAACAACGCCTGGATCTCAAGTGTTAAGTTTGGTGATCTAGACTATGCCGGCGAAGAATTACTTAATATTGAGATGACTTTCAGGTATGATTGGGCTACGTTCGGCCTCATCGGCGGTGCCGGCGAGGATGGACAGGCGGGTCTTTACAAGGACAAAGAAGCAATCCGGGCCCCGTCTTTTGGCCTCCAGCAACGCGGCGCGGAATAGCTCGGGTAAACCATAGCGCAGAAGCGCAGAAAGAAGGTGATTTGTGAGTAGAAGGAATAACTTGGAGCGCTCAGGCGCCGCAGACAAAGATGCGGCACCACCTCCAACAGCTGTTACACAGCAAGATGGGGGTGATATATTTTCATTTATAACCCCTACAGAATTTGTTGACCTCCCCAGTCAGGGGCTCCGATATCCAGAGNGACACCCTCTGCATAAGATAGCGACGATTGAAATTCGTCACATGACTGCTAAAGAAGAAGATATTTTAACTTCCGAGTCCTTGATTAAGAAGGGCATTGCTTTGGATAGACTGGTACAAGCAGTTGTCGTTGATAAAAGTATTAAGCCAGAAGATCTGTTGATTGGGGACAAGAATGCTGTCCTAATAGCAGCCCGAATAACTGGTTTTGGATCCCAGTATCATACAAGTCTTACTTGTCCGTCTTGTACAACAATAAACGAAACAACCTTAGACCTGGATGACCTCCAGAGTAAAGAACTCACTGATCTTCCTGAAAATGTTACCGCAACAGAAGAAGGAAATTATGTAATTACGCTTCCCGATTTTAATGATCTAGAAGTGGAAGTCAGATTGCTTACGGGCCATGATGAAAGATTCATTATGAAAAAAAGAGAAAAGCGCCGCAAGCTTAAACTCGCCGACACCAATGTTACAGATCAATTAACGGCCATTATTGCCAGAGTAAACGAGATTACCGACCCCGCATTGCTAGCGCAATTTTCAGAACAGGTTCCAACTCGAGTTTCTCGCGAAATTCGGAACACCTATGAAGAGCTAGTCCCGGACTTGGATATGACGTTTGGCTTTGAGTGCGATAATTGCGGCCACGTGGGTAAGGTGGGTATGCCTATTACGGCGGACTTTTTTTGGCCTGACATCTAAGTACCAAGAAGGTGTTTATGAAGAACTTTTTGTTCTAAAACACCATGGCGGCTGGTCTATTTTCGAGGCATACAACTTGCCTACCCAGCTGCGCAGATGGTTTGTTCAGCGCCTGATAAAAGAGTTCGAAAATCAGAACAAAGAAATGGAAAAAGCATCCAAGGCCAATAGTAGAAAAGGTTAGCTTTATAGAAAGCCGCTCGAAGGAGCGGCTTTTTTTATATTCTACTATTTATTGATGAGGTATATCTAATGGAAAAAATGGTAATAGACTTAAGTGTGGGCTCGACCTCGGGAAACCTAGAGGAAGGCGCAATTACTGCATTTGCAGCTGCCACACAGCAAATGCTTACACGAATGCTCCTTGCGGGCTTTGATGTACCGGTGAGTATACGAGGAACTCAAAAACAAATCGATGCATTTTTCGGCGCGCTAAAGGGAGAAAAGCGTTATATGACCTCATACATGAAGCACGGTCTAGGCGATAACCGCACCATGCAAAACCAGCATACCCTAAACCGTTCCATCGCGGCCTTCGAAAATGAAACTGGCTTAAAGTGGCCATTTAAAAACTAGGGTCGGGTGATGGAGGAAAAGCAACTTCTCGAAGCCATCCTCGCGGAACTTAAAAAATCAACCGCCGGCGACGGCCTCGGCGGCGCCCGCGGCCCTTCGATGGATATCGGCGCGGCCTCACCTCGCTTTGATCAAGGAAAAGCTCAGGCCCAGATCGACTTTGCCAAAGAACACAAGGCAGAGATGGACGCTCAGATCGCTGCGGGAAAAGAGCTCGACTGGGTGCAACGCCAGCAATATGACTCCATCACTGCAATAAGCGAGGCCAACGCGGAAAATGTCGGAGAAGTAAAAGGACTTATAACGAATTATGTAAAGCTGGGCGACGAGATGAAGAAGGGCTCGATGAAAGCCAAAAACGCGACGTCGCAGATGTTCAAGCTCTCTGGCGCAGCCAACACCCTTAACGAGTTAGTCCCCACTACTACGAAACAATGGATGTCTTTTGGTACTGAATTGGTTGAGGGTGCGAGGAGCGGCAAACTTTTTGTAGCCATGGCCGCAAAGCTCATCGGGACAATGATCAATATCGCGGTGGCAACGGATAAGGCGACAGCCAGCTTTGCTGCATACAGCGGCGTAGTAGGCAACGGCAATCATCTCACCAGCAAATACGGGCAAATACTGAGTAAAACGGAGCGCCAAGCTGCAGTCTTCGGTGCCACCCATGCCGATATCGCCGGCGTGCAGCAAGCGATGTTCGGTAATTATCAGAATTATACCAGCTTAAGTGGGGACCAAGCAATCGCGCTTGGAAAACAAACAGCTGCTTTGAAAAAACTCGGCGTCGCAGAGCAGCTCACCACTCAAATTTTCGATACTGCCACAAAATCATTAGGATACAATGACACCGAGCTGGTGGGGCTTACCCAAACTCTACACGACACTGCGGTCAGCATTGGAAAACCAACGGCACAGGTCGCCGCGGATTTCGCTGACGTTTCAAAGAAGCTTGCCTTCCACGGTACTAATGTTGTGGGAATTTTTCAGAACCTAGAGAAGCAATCTAAGGCGACGGGTCTCTCAGTCAGTGACCTAGTGGGAGTTTCAGGGGAAGCTTTTGATACATTTGATGGTGCCGCCGAAAAGGTGGGTCGCCTGAACGCAATACTGGGCGGACCATACCTTAATTCTATTGACATGTTGAATGCTTC